GTGCAGGCCGCGTTTGTAAGCGCCGAAACATGCGATCACGAGGATCACGGCGGCGATGGCGATACGGTTACCGAGTGGCAGCATTGTCTGGTTCCCCCATGCACAGGCGGTATTCTGCGCGGCGGCGATTTACCAACCCCGGCAGTTCGCGGCCACCGGCCTTCGTCCACCTGAGCAGCTCGGCGCACGCCCCGGCGTAATCTGGCGGGTTCTGTTTCAGTTTTTTGACGAGCGTTGATTTGCACGCCGCCGTCGTGCCCACGTTGTAGGCCCAGCTGACGTATGCATCCCACTCGTGTTTGTAGAGCGGCACGTCGCCAATGCAGGCTGCGAGCTCGAGCGCGTGCTGGTCGGCGTCACGTGCGAGCATGACCACGGCGCGCTGCGGGGTGACGGTATCGCCCGGTCGCACCGGTGTTCCGTCCGGTTTGCGGGTGCTGCCAAACCCCACCGTCTGCACCCCTACACCGTCGTCATAGGCGCGACTGGAGTATCCCTCGAACTGGGCGATCAACGCCACGGCGGCGGCGGTGGCGCCGATCGAGGCGATCATCATGCGGTTTTTGCCGGCCATCAGAACAGCCCCAGTTTTCCAGCGGCGAACATGGCCGCGGCACTGGCGGCGGCCCAGACGGCGTTTTTGACCCACTCGGCGGTTTGCGCCTGCATGGGCTCGGAAATCTCGAGCGCGCGTAGCCGTTCGTCGAACCTTTTGTGCTCTGCCGCCATGCGCTCGATGGCAGTGGATGTTGCCTGCTGGCGTTCCTCGATCACCGCCAATTTGTTGAGGGCCGTCGCCACCTCGCGCAGCGTGACGCGGGTCTCGTCCTGGGTTTTCTCCATCCGGTCGAGCCGTACCATCACGGCATTGCACCAACCGTTATTGAGGCACTCGTCGGCCATCATTCACCTCCGTGGTCCAGTGCGTCGGCCGTGCTGGACCACAGGGCGGCGGCGCGGGTTTTGGTTTCCTCGTCGTGGGCGTGTTTGGCGCACCACGCGGCGAATGCGAGCGAGTTGAGGAGCGCCGCCACCATTGCGCGCACAGCGTCTGCGTCATCGATGGTGGTTCGCCCGGTAGCGATGCGGTTGATGAGTTCGATCATGCAGGCCAAGCGATTATTTTTGAGTTTGCCATTGGCGTAATTTTCCTAAAGTTCGATGCGAATTTCCTGCGACGATTCGTCCGCTCTAATGCGCAGTGTCAGATCGAGCGTGACGTGTCCGGGCGACGGCATGGCTGCGGCGACGCGCAGCACGCGCACGCGCGGTTCCCATCTGGTGATGGCCTGCGCGACGTTGAAATATAGATCGGCCAGCCACTGGGCATTGACCGGTCGGTCGATGAGGTCGCGGATGCGGCTACCGTACTCCGGGCGCATGATGCGCTCGCCTGGGTAGGTGGTGAGGATGTCGATGATCGATTGGCGCAGGTGCTCGACTCCGTCAATGGCGCGGCCATTGCTCGCGCCAAGCCCGCGCCAGCGCCTGAGAATGGCGAGATTCGGTGCGCGGCGCGGCAGAATGTCGATGAGGGTGGCGTCGGTCATTCGACCTCCTCGAGGATGCTGTCAGTGAGGTCATTGCTGGCGCGCCCGCCTGCCGACGGCGGGACGCATTCGATGCGTGTTTTGAGGCCGCTGGCATCCAGCGTATGCTCGGCGCGTTCGATGACCCATTGCCCGCCGATCGGCTCAGACAGTCCAGTAACCAGTACATGATGCCCCGCCAGCAATCGCGTGTCGCCTGGCAGTTCCAACGTGAGGCTGCCGCTGGCGCGGCGCAGCTGGCGCAGGCGGGCTGTTGCCAGATCGAGCGCAGATTGCTCGTCGCGGGCATCGTGCCGCAGGTCGAGCGTTGGGCCGTCCGATTCGCCGTCGCTCACCTCGACCGGCACGCGCCGGCCAGTATCGTGGTCGTAGTGCCAAGAACGTACCTTGCCGTAGCGGCTGCGGGCGTTGGTGGTGTAGTCGTAGCGAGTGATCTGGCGCGCATCGATGCGGCGGATGGCTGGCTGCCATTCTGATGCCTCACGAGCCGGTGGCAGATTCCCGGCGTGCGGCCGTAGGATCAGGCGATTTCCATCCAGCCGAGCCACCCAGTCGCGTTCGCGACCAAGACGCGTGAGCAACGCCATGTCGGATTCGGCCTGCTGGTCGATATGGCCGAGCAGGATGCGCTCTGCGTCTGGGTGGATTTGTGCAGTAAATCCGTTGCGCTGGGCAATACGGCGAGCGAGATCAGCGAGCGTTCGATCATCGCCGTCGTCAATCAGTGGAGCTTTCAACGCGCTGGTCATGTCTGCGCCCTTGGCGGTGAAACTGATGGATAGCGGTGGACCTGACAGCCGAACCTCATCGACCACGAAATCCCCTATAACGGGAATCGGCGTGCGTTCTAGATAGCCCATCATCAGCCTAAGGCGATCGCCAATAGCCGGTAGCTGCACGAATTGCCCGCGGTCGTCGAGCTCGACCTCCAGGGTGTCGCTTGACACGCCCTCGGCGTCGGTGACGGTGATGCGCGTGGTGCGGTCGATGAGCGTGCTGGTGAGGTCGCCGCCGCCCGCATCGAACAGATAGAATACCGGCCTCATCAGAAAATCCTTGGCGCGGGCGCGGTGCGCGTGGGCAATTGCGGCATGATGATGACCGTGCGCGCCGGTATGACGGCCGGATCGCGTGCGGACAGGCCAGGATTGGCCTCCAACACGCGCTCGACCACACGGCCATCGAGTGTGCCGTACCATTGATGGCAGATGAGGTCGAGGCGCTCGCCGTCTCGCATGGTGGTGTACGTAGCGCTCATGCGGCATCCCTCGCATAGGCGGCCAGAGTGAGCCGGAATCTCTGTTCCAGCGGTGCGCCAGATTGGCCTATGGTGGGCTGCTCTTCTTCGATGCCAGTGATGACCCACTCGCCCAGCACGTCGCCGTAGCCGGTAACCAGCAGCAGCGGACGCGCGATGCTGCCGTCTCGCAGCGCAGCGTCGGCCATCTCGCGCATGGCGGCAATCTGCCCCAGTCCGCCGCGGTAGGCTGGCAGGATCACGCCGTCCATGGTGATTTCGTCATTGCCTCTTCCGGTGAACTGTCGCGCCGGGTCGTTCCATAGTCGATCCTGCGCCGGCCAGCGCCACTCGGTACGGCGCGAGAGCGACTGGTAGGCGGCGGTGTCAACGGCGAAGCGAAACATTTGCGCGCCGTCGCCCAGCGTCATGAGCACATCCATCAGGCCATTCCTCCATCAATGAGCGCGGCGCGGCGGGCGAGCTGCTCGCGGCGGCTAGCCTCGGCCAGTGCCCGCTCGACCTCGCGGCGCACGGCGGCGGCCACGTCCTGCGCGGTCTCTGCGCTGGCCGGGCCGTTGAGGTTAACGGTGATGTGGATCGGCGCTGCAGCCATGCCGGCGGCAGGTGCCGCACGAGAGGCCGACTGCGGCAGGCGGATCGGATCGGCCGCTAGCACCTGAGGTTGCGGGATACGGATTGGATCGGCCGCTAGCACGGGAGGCTGCGGGATACGGATTGGATCGGCCGCTAGCACGGGAGGCTGCGGCAGACCGCCACCAGACATCGCAACCGCGCCGGCCGCCAGCGGCGCTGCCATCGCGCCGGCCACCGCGCCCATGGCGGCCAGCGGCAGCCCTGCAGTGCGCTCGATGCCCTGAGATAGGCCATCCATGAGGTGTCCGCCGATCTCGGCGAACACGCGCGATGGGGAGCGGATGCCGAGCTTCTCTTTGAACCAGCCAGCGATGCTGCTGCCAATGTTGCTCACACCCTCCTTCAGCGCCGACCAGCGTTCGCGCAGGCCAGCGAGCAGCCCGTCGATGATCTGGCGGCCGATCGCCATCATTTGCTCGGGCAGGGCGCGCAGAGCGTCGACCAAGGCAGACGCAGCGGACTGGATGGTGCTCCAGTGCTGGATGATCTGGCCGACTGGCGTCATGTTCAGGAACGCCCACTTCAGGGCATCGGCCACGGTCTGGCCGGCGGATTGGAGCCATTGCCACGTGGCGGCCAGAGCCGCCTTGACCGTATCCCAGTTGCGCCAAATGAGATAGGCCGCACCGGCGATGGCAGTGATCGCCAATCCAATGGGGTTCATCAGTAGCGCGCGCCCAAGCCAGAGTATGGCGCGCCCGGCAGCAAGCAGCGCGGTTTTGAGTGCTCCCCCGATGGCCGCTGCGGCAGCACTGGCGTGGAATGCCAGCGCCCGCAATGGCGCGCCGGAGTTGGCGATTTCAAATGCCACCTTGGCGGCGGTGGTGGCTGCGAATGCCAGGCGGAGCCTGCCCAGCACGGCGATGAGCGTACCTATGCCGCCGACCACTGCCGACACCCCTGAGAGCGTGACTGATAGCGCACCGAACACAGCGGCCGCTGCGCCAAGCGCCACCAGGCCGGTTGCGAGACGGCCGGCCAGCTCCTCGTTCTGGCTCATCCATCCGACGAGAGACGAGAGTTTGTCGATCAGCGCGTCGAGCCACGGCATGGGGGTCGTTTCGAGCTGAATGCGAAAACGTTTCCATCGCTCGGCGGTGGTGCCCATCATGCGGTCGAAGTTGCCCTCGATCACACCGTTGGCGCTGTCAATCTCGGCGACGAGCTTTTTGTAATCGTCGGTGTAGAGCAACATCGGCTTGATGAAATTCTGGACCTGCATGTCGCCGAAGAGCTCGCCGAGCTTGAATTCGTCCCCGCCGGTGGCCTTTTGTATGGCCTTGAGCGTGACAAGGAACGGGTCCAAACCCTTCTCGCGCGCGGTCTTGAGCAGGCGCGGCAGGTCGATGCCAAATTTGGCGAAATTCCTCTGTACCTCTGGCGCGGCTAATTTGGCAAGAAAATTCTGCAGATTGTTCGCCGCCTCGCTTGCATCGCCAGCGCCGCGGCGTGCAATCTGTAGCGCTGCCCCCAGGCGTGAGACATTCTCGAGCCCGGTGAGCCGGAGAGAGCCCATTGAAGCGCCCAGCTTGGCAAACTCGCGCGCCATGTCCTTGAGCTCGAACTGGCCGGACTGCCCAGCCACGGTCAGGCGCTCGAAAGCGGCCTGCATCTGTTCCGCCGGCACGCGCAGGTTGCTGGACAGGGCGTAGGCGGTTTGCGCAAGATCGCCCATGGTGGCCTGCGTGGCCGTGGCCACTTTGCCCAGAACGGGTGTGATGTCCATCGCCGTGCGCCATTCCAGACCGGCGGCGATGAGCTGCTCGTTGGCAGTGAGCAGGTCGCCGGTGAACTGGTTGGTGGCCCGTGCCGCCTGTTTGAGCCGATCATACAGCGCCTTGAGGTCATCGTTGGACATGTTCGCTGTGTTGCCAAGCGCGGCGAGCCGGTGTTCCACGTCCAGCGCATTACGGGCGTAGGTTTCGAGCCCAAACCCGGTCGCCAGTTGTCCGGCCGCGGCGGCCTGCGCCGACATCGTTGCCACGCGTCGTGCGGCGCTGGCAACGCCGCCCAGCGCAATGCTCATCTTTTGCGCGACGCCGTTTGCCTCTTTTATCCGCGCCGCCAGCGCCGCCACCCCGCTTTGCGCCGCACGAAGCGGCGCGCTGAGCTGGTCTTTGAGTGTTAGGATAGCGGCAATCGACAGAGTGGCGGACATGCTCGAATCAATCCTTTCGTATGCCAACGATCACGCGTGGGCGGGCTGGACGCTGGTGGGGCTGCTGTTTGCGCCGCCCGTGCTGATCAGCCTGGCGCAGGGTGAGCGTGGAATCTCGCCCATCGGCACGATGTTTGGCTGGTGGGCTCTGCTGCTCATCGTCGCACTCCTGCTCGCCTAGGCTATTGCGCCGCGCGCCTTGATCACCCTCTCGGCACGCCGCACCCAGTCCATGAACTCGTCGATCTCCATCGCGCGGCCCACGTGCGGCGGCCAGTGGTAGGCCAGCGCCAGCAGCTCAAGGCCGTCCATGGGCGCGATCAGCCGTTTCCCAGCATCTCCGCCACGGCCTTGCTGGCCGAGGCGAAATCAGCGGCGTCGAGCTCGCGCACCTGATCCGGCGTCCATTCGGCGAGGTTGGCGATCAGCGCGACGGTCTTGGCAGTCTCGCCGGGCACCTTGTCGATGGCTTCCAGGTCTCGCACCTTGGGGCGGCGCAGGCGCAGCACGCCAATCGACGCTCCATTGAGGGTGACGGGTTCGCGCAGGGTGATTTCGATCATCATTCAAACCTCCTTCGATGGGCGTTTGCGGGCCGGTTTGCCCGCATTCGATGCGACGATGGCGTTGTCTTCGGCGTCAGGCGGCTTGGCATCGGACATCCGCACGATGCCGCGGCGCGCCAGCGCCTGGGCGGTGGCGGCGTCGAGCGTGAGCGTCTCTCCCTGTCTGAGTGCGCGCCGTGGCAACCACCATCCGCCGACCAGGACGGTCACGGTCACGGTATCCACGTCACACCCCAAGCGCGGCGCGCATGGCCTGCAGCTGGTCCTCGCCATTGATGACCGCGACCATGTTCACGGGGTCGATCTCGTGCAGCGTGCGGCCATCCACGTCCATTTTGTAGTAGTGGGCCATCGCGCTGATCTTCAGGTCGCTGGCCTCGCTCGGTTTCCATGCGTCAGGCTCGAACGACAGCACCGCTCGCAGCGTGATCTCGATTGGGTGCGTGGTGCCGTCGTAATCCACCATGGCCCCGGTGAATCGCATCTGCACCAGGCGGCCAGGCACCACGGAAAACTGTGTGAGCAGGTCTGGGTCGTAACCGGTCAGTGTGAAACTCGCTTCGAGTTTTTCGACGGCGCCCATCGGAATGGACACCTCCGCGCCCATGCCGCCAGCTTTGTACTCGCGCACGACGGGCGTCAGCTTTGGCGGCGTGAACTCGGCTACGCGGCCGAGATAGCCCTTGCCAGCGACGAATGCCGACAGGTTGGAGAGAATGTGCTGAATGGCCATGTCTGCCTCCTATTAGGATGAGAAAATCTCGGCGGCATAATCGGCCACCAGATGCGAGCGGAATGTCACGCGCTCGGCCGGAGCCGGCGGGGTGAAGTCAAAATCGAAATAAACCTTGCCAGCGGCGATGTTGGCCGGTGAGTTGAGCTCCTCATCTAGCCAGCAGCGGCCACCCAGAATCGCGCCAACGCTCTTGAGGTGCCGCAGATAGGCGTTGACGGATTCCTGCACGTCGCGCACGTAGGCCTTGCCGATGGCGCGATCAACCGCCCACAGGTGCGCCTGCAGCAGAGACTCGTGGATCATGTCCGCCGTTCTGCGCACCGAGAGGAATGCCCATTTTTGATCGCTCGAGCAGGTGCGGTTGCCCCACAGCCGGATGCCCTGCTCGGTGATCAACGTGGCCACGCCGGGCTCGTTGAGCAGGTTGGCCTCGGAATCGACGCGGCCAAGGCCAAAATCGATAGGCCGAGCCGGCCGCTCGATGCCCAACAGCGGATTATTGGAAGGCGACCACCAAAAACCGCGTTCATTGTCCACCTTGGCGATCAGACTGGCGACATGCGGAGAAACTGGAACAACCTCGCCATCGGCCACGGCCCATGGATCGACCAGATAGGCACGGGCGCTGCCAAACTGGTTGCGGTACGCGAGTGCATCAGATGTCGTCGAATTCGGACCATCGAGGATGGAAATAGCGCGCAGCTTTTCGGCCTGGGCAATGAGCGCGTCGGCCACCATCTTGTGCTGGCTGAACCCAGGCGCGGCGAGGATGCGCGGAACAACGCCAAGCACCGAGCGCGCCGTCTCCAGCGCCGCGATGCCGGTGCGCGCGCCGGTCGTGGTGTCCAGACCGCCAACGACAGCGGCCAGGCGCTCGTTTTGCGTCGTGACTGGATCGTCGGCCACGTCATCGACGCGGATGACGACGATGATCGGCGAATACCCCTGAGCATGGATCGCACCAATGGCGGAGGGCAGCGTTCCGGTAGTGCCAAGCCCAGCAGCACTGCGTGGCGTGGTCAACAACACGGGCGTGTTGATCGGGAATGCGCTGTCGGTAGCATCCGGAGCGGTGCCAACGATGCCGATGATGCTCGAACGCACCGTCTGGATCGGGCGGATACCGTCATCGATCTCGATGACTTCGACGCCGTGGTGAAAACTTGTGGTCATGTCAGACTCCTTGAGAAAGGCTGGGAATTTTGGCCACGCGGCCACATGAAAGCAGGAGTTGGCGTTTCTGTCCTGCGGCAAATCGGTCAGTAATCTGCATGGCGTGCATTCCTTGTGAAAATAGCGTCGTCAAGGACTCCAGCCAGCGTGCGATGCGCGCTGGCGTGGCTGTGGTAAGCGATGCAGCTGGAGACGGCCTGGCGAACGTCGCTCATGGCGGCGCGACCGCGCCTGTAGTCTTCTGCCAGCTGGCGAAGCCGTAATCGCCAGCGCTTGACGTTGCGCTTGCGTGGCAGGATGTGCGTCGGCCAGATGCGATAGCCACAAAAATCCACGCCGCGCTGCCACGGCTGGTAGCTGCTCTTCGGATTGAGCGTCAGGCGGAGCCGACAGATGGCGTCGTCGAGGCATTGCATGGCCTCACGTGCGTGCGCTTTGTCTCGGCAGACGATCACGATGTCGTCCATATAGCGCACGTAGTACGGCTCGCCGAGGCGGTCCTTGAACAGATGATCGACATGGTCGAGCACGATGTTGGCCACCAGCTGGCTGGTCAGGGCACCGACGGGGAGACCGACGCCGCCGTCGAATCCGTACCCGCGCATGATCCTCATCCATAGGTCGAGCACGGCCGCATCGGACACTACACGCGCGATGGCGCCCAGCGCGACCACGTGATCGATGCTGGCGAAATAGCTTTTGACGTCGGCGTGGATGACATAGATGCCGTCACCCCAGGCGCGCTTAGCGCGGCGCAGGAACTGCTGCGTGCGATGCACGGCGGCGTGCGTGCCTTTGCCGACCCGGCAGGCGTAGCTGTCGTGAACGAATCGGCGCTCGAACAACGGCTCGACGACGCGCACCAGCGCGTGGTGGACGATGCGGTCGGCAAACGGGGGCGCGGTGATGTCTCTCCGCTTTGGGTCCTTGACAGTGAAAATCCGCGGCGCGCCAGGCTGCCACGTGCGCCACTTGAGGTGCTCGTGGATCTCGATGAGGCGCGCTTCCCAGTCTGCTGCAAACGCTAGGGCCTCGGCTGTGTAGCGCTTGCCGCGCCGGGCCTCGTCATAGGCTGCGACGAGATTGTCAAAACAGATAATGCGATCGTATAGGCCGTTATGCGTTTTTGGCATGTTTCGCTCGCAGGGGCCGCGCGCCGCGTTCGCCGATAGGCTACTTGCCGCGCGCGGCTGTTGATCTTCGAGCCAGGGGCTCAGGATGCAGACGCCGAAGGATAAGCGCTGGCCGGACGCCAGTAGGCGCCCGGCTTCTGGCCGAAAAAATCTTTCGCGGGGAGGGCGCCGATGCTCCAGTTCGCGTCCGACGCCGGATTGTTGAGGTTGAGCGCGCCGAGACCAGCGTTCGCGCCGTTGTTCCAGGCACCGCCGTAGCACGCCTGCACCCATATCGACCTCATGGAGCGGCCCCTGCGTGTTTGATCCAGGCGCCGACCATGCGGCCAATCTCGTCGATGTGGCGGGTCCAGACCTCCAGCCGGCGCGGGGTGATGTAGCCCATCCGCCACGCCTTGCGCACCAGGTGCCGCAGCACCTCGATCTCAACATCGAGATCGAAAAGCGCGGCGGATTTCTGCCTGCGTTTCCAGGCGACGGCGCATGTGCGCCGGATACGCAGCAGGGTAGCGCGCACCTCAGCAGCCAGCACATGGCGCTCGATTTTTGGCCACTGGTGCATGACCTGGTGGGAGTATGCGTCCAGCTCCTCGAGTTTCTCGATGAGCGCCTGGTAGGGCGCATATCTGGCCGCCTGCTCTTGCCGGGAGAGCGCCCGCGCCTCGGGCGCGGGCTTCTGGTCATGACCCATCACATGCATGATTCATCACACCTTCGCGGGGCGGGCGCCGATGTTCCAGTACGCGTTCGACGCCGTATCGTTGAGGATGAGCGCGCCGAGACCAGCGTTCGCGCCGATGTTCAAGGCACCGCCGCGCAGCGGGTAGCGCTGGCCGTGGTTGCGCATCCAGATGCGACCATTGAGCGCCAGGCTGCCCGGCGCCAACCCGAGCGCACGCAGGATCGGCGGGACGGTGATGCCGGCATCTGCAGCCAACGAGTTGAGGGGCATCGAGCTGTAGTCGTAGTTATTAGTGCTATCCCCGGCAGGCCCGTTGCGCAGGTCGACCACATCGTCGATTTGGAAATTGCCCAGGTCGTTGACGGCGCCATTGTCGCTGTAGGCGGTGAGACTGTCATATTTGGCCGTTCCCGCCGTGCCGGGAGCCACGAGCGCGCCGTCGGACAGGCGGATTGCCCTCCACGGCGCGGCGTCGGTGAAATTGGCGGCGGTGGCGGCGTTGTTGAACTCCAGCACCTGGATTTCGCCGTCGACCAGGCGCAGCCCAGGCGAGAATTCCCAGACATTGCCTACCAGATCGGCGATGCCTGCGGGGCTGCCGTCGTGCCGCCACGAGAGCGGACCTGCGCCCGTGAGCGTGCGCCCCGTGCCCGTCATGCTGCCGGGATCGCCTCTGTCTACGCGGCAGCCCGTCTCCCAGACGGCGTCGTGCGCGCGGCCCCAGTTGGTGTTGCCTCGCGGCTGCGCGCCGGATTTGGCGGTGAGCAGCGCAACCGCCGCCCACTCGGCGTTGGTCATGACGTGGTATCCGGCGCCGCAGGCGCGCGCAGCGGCGACGAAATCGGTGTATGGCCGTGAGGCGGTCGGATCGACGCCGGGGAGCGAGAGCAGCTCGCCGTTGCGGATGATTCCGTGGTACATGCCGATCCAGATGCCGTCGCGCGTCACGCCGTCGACCACGAACGCCGGGTGCGGGCCGGTGCCGTAATCAGCACCGAGGTCCTCGAGGTTGAACCGCGGAATCCAGCGGAAATAGCTGGGCTGGCCGGATGCGGTGTAGTGCACGGTGCACAGACCGCCAGTGGCGGCCTCAATGGCCGCGCGCAAATCGTCCTTGACGAAAACAGTAGGCATTGATGTATCTCCTATGGTTATCCAGCAAACGGCCAGAGTTCGACGGACACGGCATTAGTATCGAGCGGCTCGGCCACGCGCACGACGGTCGGCTCGCCCGTCATGGGGTCGATGTCGCCGGGCTGCTCGGTGTAGCGCCGCGCAGGGATGCGCACGATGGCGACGATAGCGCCGTTATCGCCATCGCGGACGAATCTGCCAGCGTTATGGCGCACGATGATCTCTACGGCGGCGTCCTGCTGCTCTGCAGCGTAGTCGATGGTCACGTCGCCGATGGCGAGGTGGTCGGCGGCGATGGTCGCAGGCGCGATGAGCGCGCCGGGCTGAATGAGGGTCGTCATTGGCATGGCATTTTCCTTTTTCAGTCGTGGAGGCGTTCGATGAGATAGCGCACGTGGACGTCGTCCGCGGCGCTGGCGAGGGTGATGGTGCAGCCGTTGGGGGCGCGGTTGTTGACGAGCACCTGGCCGGCTGATGCGCCGCCGCCGGCGGCGGACACCAGGTCGATGCTGATGCGCCAGTCACTGCCGCGCATGGGCCTAGGGAACGCGACCGACACCATGGGCGGCGCGTCGAGCAGGTCCGGGTAGTGCGGCTCGATGCGGCGCACGTCGGTAAGCGCCACCTGTGCGAGGTAGGGGTCGGTCGCATCGGTGTTGTTGGGCGGGATGGTCAGGCGGTAGATCTCGATGCCACCCTCCGGCACGCTCTGGCCGATGGCGGTGACCGCCAGACGGTAGGTCTGGCCGTCGCTGTGCGGGTAGAGGTAGGCGCTCACCACCACCGACATCGTGCCCGAGGTGTTTGCAGGCACGCTCGCCGCGTTGTTGCCATCGACCACAGGATACGTCGCGCCGCGGGCGAAACAGGCGCCCGAACTGATGTTGAGGTTGCGCGCGGCAGAGGTGGATTTGGTGATGGCGCACCCGCTGACCACGCCACGGTTGCGGATGACGATCTCGCCGCGCTGCATAACAGGGCCGTTGCGCATGGCGTCGACGGCTGCGTGCGCCATGCTGGCCAGCGACAGGGCCTGCATCACGGCGGTCTGATCGACGTTGGCCATGTCGGTGCCAACGGCCTCGACCTGCGATTGCAGCACACTCATGCGCTCCTGCAGCGTGCCATACCCAGCTGCGGCGGCGTCCACCTGGTCGGCGCGCGCCTTGAGCCATAAGGTCCTGTTTGCGAGCTGTTTTGCCTGGATATTGGCGGTGCCGGTTTCGCCGCCCAGGATGGGGTCGGTGGTCTCTATCCGGTAGATGCCAGATTCCCACGCCGGGGATTCGGTGACGTTTGCCATATGGCCTCCTCAGAAAATGATGGTCCAGGTGCCGGTGAGCGATAGGTCGTCTGATTTATGGATGGGCTGGCGCGTCTTGCGCGCGAACAGCGTGCCGTCGGCGCAGCGCAGGCCGAACTCGGTGATGGCCATGCCGTTGGCCTCGGCAGTGGAGAGCGCCCAGGAAAACGCCACCTGGCCGGTGGCGGGGTAGCCGACGCTGGAGATAGCCTTCCAGAACGCGCCAGTCAGCCCCGTGTCATTAGGGCTCGCGGCGCTCGTGCCGACGCCAAACCCGATGTGCGTGATGTGGCGCCCGGCGCCATTGCCGCCAACCAGGCGAGCTAGCTGGTCTTTTGCGCCGTTGACGATGAGGTTGGGCTCGACGATTGCATCGATGAGCCGGCCCGCGCGGTAGATGCGCAGCTCAAACTCGCCGGATAGCGGTAGCGTGTCGGTCAGGATCATGCGGCCTCCAGATAGGTGATGACATCGCCCGCGGCGGCGATGCCGCTCGCGTAGGAGTGCGCGCCATGGGCGGTGACGGTGCCGTCGTAGCGGCGTGTGCTGTAGCGGTGGCGGCCGTCGTAGCGCACATGACGGCGCACGGTGATGGGCATGACAGAATCCTCGGCCACCGGCGCGGCATCGCCGTAGTCGGTGTGCCCGTCGGCCTGGGTGGCGCCGTCGTAGAGAGCGTGGCGTTGCTGGCGGTCTACGTCATCCCAGACGAGGGCGAGTGTGGTGTCGCTTTCGGGTGCGCCTGCTCGCCAGTGGCTGTCGTTGACCGCCCAGCCTTGATAGCGGCGTGCGCCGTCGGCGGCGGCTGCGCCGTCGTATGTGAGCAGCACGCCCTGGTCGTAGCGTAGGCTGCCGTCGTAGTAGCGTCGCCACGGGCGCAAGCTCTCACCGCTCCAGGCGGCGACCGTGGTCTGCGCCTCGCTGCTCGCGGCGGTGTCGGCAACGTCTGCCCGCCAGGCCAGACGGGTGAGATGGCGGGATATGGGCGCCCACTCGCGCGCCAGCGCGGATACCAGCGCCGGCGTCGCGGCATCGAGCGCAGCAGTCTCGCCCAGATCGACCTCGATTTGATATTCCGCCCAGGAGTGGCCGCCATAAATCTCCGAGCCGTCGGCGAAGATGCTGCCGTCGTAGCGCCGCATGGCGCGGCCTTCGATGAGGCGCGACTGCGCGCCGAAGCCGGCGATCTGAAGCGCCCGCTTCACCGCCCAGGGCGTGCCTTTTTTGCGGTGCAGGGCGATGGATTCGCGCACCATGCGCCGCTTGTCTGCCTCTGTCGCAGCTGATGACCAGCCATCGACGTGCAAGGCCCATGCGAGCCACGGCAACAAATGCTCAGGGCACCTCTCTGCGCTCCACAGCGACGCGATGGGTACAGATAACTCGCGCGCGCACGCCAACTCAATGGCTCGCTCAATTTCAGTCGCGTTTTTCGGCAGGAGAATGCTCACAACAGCACGCCTCCAATACGAATATCATTGCCCACGCATCGGGCCGCTTGATGTGGCGCAACGCTGAGGTTTTCGGCGGGCTCGATGAGGTCGACCCGCGTCACGCCGACCTGGTGCAGCGCCCGATAGAGACCAGAGAGCGTCACGTCGCGCCCAAGACCAAATTGCTGATCCACATACTCGTCAAGCGCTGCGCGCGCATTGGCCAGAACGACATCGGCATCCGGCCCATTTGCAACGAACAGGTTGGCGCGCACTGAATAGGTGATGACGTCTGCCGCAACAACCGTCACGGTATCGGTCAGAGGCCGAATGTCGTCGGCTGACAGATGCCCATGGACGCGCGCGATCAGCTCGGCATTTGGCACGCCGTTGGGGAATGAATCGCCAACTCGTGCGAGCACAACGACACGCACGATCCCAGGCTCCGGGCTATCTACATGCACGTCGCGCACATCATTGCTGGCTGATAGCGCATGGTAGGCATATGAAAGACGCGGGCCAGCTGTAGAGAACCCCTCTAGCGAAAACTGCGCACGATGGCGCAGACGATCATCGTTTTCTCCATCCAGACGCTCGACACCGAGCAACGCAACCAGATGATCGAGGTCACTGCCATTGGCATAGGCCAACATAACCGCCCGCGCCGCGTCGTTGATGCGCGCGCGCAGCACCGTCTCGCGCCAGGCGGCCACCTCCAGCAGTTTCACCAGCGGCTCGCTCTCGAGCTGCAACGCCGGCGCGAGCTCAGGCGCGCGCGCCTCTAGATCCGCCTTGAGGCTTGCGAGCACTTCCTCGTAGTCGATGATCTCGACCACGTCGGGCGGCGGCAGGCGGGCAAGATCGATCATTGACATCTCAGTCCCCGATCAAAACATCTGCGCTGCCAGTTGCCACGCGTGAACCGCAACTCACCGGATCGCCAATACGACCAGCACCACGGCCATTGATCAATACTGAACTGCTCCCTGCAGCCAAGGCGCCTCCATGACATGCCTTCCCGCAGCAATGCGATTCCCAGCCATCGCCAACTCGATGAGCGCCGCGGCCATTGATCAGCACGTTTGGGCTCGCCTCTGCGTTTTGACGCGGGGGGAAACAGCCATGCCCGGTGCAGATGTCATGTAATCGCGCTGCGCCTTGCATCAATTGACCCTCACCATAGGTGCCTGGATGACGATTTCCGCGCCAGCCGTGACCGTCAGGCGCTGCGGCGCGTGCATGAACATCGAATGCGTGTCTCGCTCGTAGCGGATGAATCCGCCATCGTCCCACTGCAACAGCGTGTGCTTTGGATTGTTGCTCGGGGCGGGAAACGCCCCGCCTTGCTGAAACACGGCTGGCACCGCAATAGCCTGCGCCAGATCGCCGGACGGCGCGAGCACCATGCATTGCTCGCCCTCTGCGGGCGGACTCCACACGCGCAGATGGCCGGCCGCCCAGGTTGCCCACGGCAGCCATCCGGTGCGCACGGCCGATTCTCCATCTCCTGCCAGCCGCACGCGCACCCGGCAGCGCGTGGGGTCGAATTCCGTCACCGTTCCCATGCGGACGACTCCACCCCTGCCCCAGTCTGCGGCATCCAGTGCGAGTGCGTCGCGGTCGATGGTCACGGTTTGCCCCTATCAGGCGGCAATGCTCAGTTTGATCACGGCTCGCGGGCGGGTGCAGATCGACAGCGGGTTCGACTGCGCCTCGATCAGCTGCCCCTTGCCAAGCGGC